ACGCCAAAAATGAGGTTGTTAAAAACCCCGGAAGGGCAGGTATGACTGGAATTGGTCCGGGAAGAGATCCTGTCTATAGTCTTATTGGTGATTGGAGATTTGGCGTTAACAGTAAGAAAGGTCGAGGAGACGACTTAAAATACTACCAAAGATTTATGGAAGGATATAAAAATTGACCACTCCTCCGATTTACTCCGCTGGTAGTAAAGGTCAAAAAAACCAGCACTTCTAGGAGGAGATATGGAATTAGATGAGCAGTCTTACAAATTAAAGTTACTTAAAGAACTAGAAATAAAAAAAGAAATAGATAAAAGAAAAAAAATAGAAAGAAATAAAAACAACTTTAAGGACTTTGCAAAAGACCAACTTAGGATAATAACTAAGGATGCATCACAAGGTTATGTTGAATTTGAATTCAATGAAGCGCAAACCAAAATACACAAAGCCATCGAGAAGCAGATAAAAGAAAAAGGACGAGTAAGAGCTTTAGTGTTAAAAGCTAGACAGCAAGGTATATCTACTTATACTGCTGGTAGAGTATTTTGGAAAACATTCTACACACCTCATACAAGATCAGTTGTAATTGCACATGACAGTGCAACATCTGATGCCTTGTTTACAATGTCAAAGAATTTTATTGACAGGATGTCGGATGATTTTAAACCTGAACTTGTTAGATCAAATGCAAAAGAAGTTAAGTTCTCACATAACGATTCAGGCTACAGGCTATACACAGCAGGGTCTCCAGAGGCTGGCAGAGGAACTACACCTACAATACTGCATTGTTCAGAGTGTGCTTTCTGGCAAAATGATGACAAAATTTTAGCTGGACTTTTTCAAGGTGTGTCATCTTCAGATGGTACAGAAATTATATTAGAATCTACAGCTAATGGTGCTACAGGTGCTTTTTACAGAATGTGGAAGGCAGCTGAGAGAGGGGAAAACGACTACGTTCCTATATTTCTTCCTTGGTTTATGACTAAAGAATACACTATGGACCCTCCAGATAATTTTGAGAGGACTATAGAAGAAAATGAAATAGCCGAAGAGTTTGGACTAAATGATAGTCAGCTTTGGTGGAGAAGGATGAAGATAGGTGAGGGAGGAGAGTCTAAGTTTAGACAAGAGTACCCATCTACGGCTGAGGAAGCTTTTGTAGTATCAGGTAAGAATGTATTTAATGTAGAAAAATTAAATAAACTTGACACTAAGGCTCCTATAGCTTTAAGAGAATTTAACACATCATTGTCTAGTTGGGAAGATCATAGAGAAGGTAATCTATCAATATGGAAGTCTCCCGGATTTGACGAAAAGTTTATTATTGGTGCTGATGTTTCATTAGGAGTTGGTCAAGACTATTCAGCTGCTGTTGTATTAAATTCAAAAAGACAAATTGTCGCCCTCTACAGGGACAATCATGTTGATCCGGCTGTTTTTGGAAGAGATTTATTTTATCTAGGAAGATACTTTAATAACGCTCTTCTTGCAGTAGAGTCAAACTCTATGGGAGTTTCTACTTTGCAAAAACTAAAGGAAATGAAATACGTTAATTTATATTATCAAACTCAGATTGCTAATCTTACAGATGAAGATGGTGTTAGACTTGGTTTTAGGACTACAAGTGCTTCTAAGCCAGCTATAATATCTAATTTAAAAAATTGGATAGATAATGATGAAGTTGCCATATGGTCTACAGATGTCGTTAATGAGTTAAGAGATTATGTGTCAGATGACAAAGGTAAAACTAATGCATCTAAAGGGTCTACAGATGATTCTGTAATGGCTCTTGCAATTGCTGCAGAGGTTTACAGAACACATATTCACAGGCTAAGTACTGAAAGAGTAGGATTTGATAATATATATATCCCTGAAAGACAAACTAATTGGATTTAATTATGGATAAGAAAAACAAGAGAGTTACTGACGAAGAAATAACGAGTATTATTAACGACTCGATTAGACAAGCGGTAGGTAGCTTTTCGTCTGGTTCTGAATTGCAAGAGCAAAGAGAATCGGCTATAAATTATTATACGCAACAGGCAAAAGGAAATTTATACCCACAGGGTGTGTCTAAAGTTGTTACCTCAGATACAATGGAGATTGTAGACTCCTACTTAGCTGTAATTTCTGAACTTATGTTATCAAATGGTAAAATTGCAAAATTTAACCCATCTGATCCTAGTCAAACAGTAGCAGCAGGTCTTGCATCTGAGTTGACTAATCATTGTATATTTACAAAAAATAATGGTTGGGTACAACTTAATACTTGGATTAAGGCAGCGTTGCTTTTTAAAAATGCAGTTATAAGATGGAAATGGGAAAATTATTATAGTACTAAAGTAGAAGAGTATGAGAACATTTCTATGCTTGAGCTTGATGCTATTCTAGCCGAGGGTGATGCAGAAGTTATTGAAATAAGAGTCGGAGAGGGTGTAAATCCAGAAACTGGAGAAGAAGTTTACGAATATGTATCTGTAAGAAAAGAAGTTGACAAATCTAAGGTTTGTCTTGAAAACATACCGCCTGAATCTTTTATGATTAACAGAGGCGCTACAGATATTGAAAGTGCAAATTTTGTAGGAATACAAACAGAAATGACATTGTCTGAACTCAGAGAGATGGGTTTTGATGTTGCCGATGATATTGGCGAAGGAGTTGAAGCTAACAATTTTAGCTTTGATTATGAATCATCTGTAAGACAAGCAATAAACGAAGTAGAGCAAAACTTCCATGATGATTTTATGGGAGTTGCTAATAGAGAAGTAATTGTTACCGAGTCTTGGATTCGAGTTGATAGAGATGGTGACGGAGTTGCTGAACTAAAAAGATTTATAACAGTAGGTGAAGAAGTATTACTAGAAGAGTACGCTGACAGTATACCTTTAGCCTCTTTAAACCCAATTGAGATACCTTATTCTTTTTATGGTATGTCTATAGCAGATGCAACTAAGAGTGCAACTGAGATCAAGACAACTATAACCAGAGGTATGATTGAGAATGTGTATCTGTCTAATTATGGAAGAACATTAGCAGACCCAAACACGGTAGACTTCAGAGCACTACAAAGTCCTGAACCGCATCAGATTATCCCAACTAATGGGTCTCCGATGAGTTCTGTGCATACTTTGGTGCCAGCTCAACTAGCACCGTCTACCTTTTCTTTGTTAGAATACATGAACACCGAAAAAGAAATGGCTACTGGTATGACCAGAGCCGCCCAAGGTGTTAATGAGAAACTATTTGACTCAGGGAACTCAGCAGGTAAAATTGCAATGGTGGAACAAGCGTCACAAAAACGCATATCTTATGTTGCACGCAGGTTTGCCGAAACTGGATTTAAAGAGCTATGTAAAGGTGTTTATGATCTTATACTAGACAATTCAGATTCGATATTGAGAGATTACAGTTATTATAATATAACACCTGAGTCTCTTATACCGTTGGACAGTTTAACAGTAGATATAGACGTTGGCGCAAACAGTTCTGCCAATACTCAAGAAAACATGATGATGATGGCACAACAAGTTATGCCTATGTTATATCAGTCTCCTGAGTCAAAAGGTATTATAAATCCAAAAGCTCCTTTTACAATAGCAAAACAATTGCTTGAGTCTATGGGTATTGATAATTGGGTTGACTTTATTGTTGATCCTGAAACTCCACAGGGACAACAGCAAGCTCAAGCAGCTATGCAAGAAGCCCAACAAGGTCAAGAGCAAGCAGCTAAAGAAGATCAAGTAGAGCAGCAAAAGATAATGCTTCAGCTTCAAAAACAAATGGCTGACATTCAAAAGAAACAAGCTGATATGGAGCTTGATAGAGAAAAGTTTGAATATCAGAAGACTAAAGATGCTGCTGAGTTACAATTAGAACTTGAGCTTGGTGAACCTACTAAAATTGGATAAATATAAAGGAGGGTTATAATGAGAAGAGTTCCAAAAGGTTATCACAGAACTGAAGACGGAAGAGTAGTTAAAAGGGGTTTGTATTATAATATGAACCAAGCTAAAAAAAGGGGGACAAGTAAATCCGGCAAAGGAACAGTTGAAGATAAGGCGCTTAAACAAGCGGCTAGGACTGCAAAAGCTCGTGGAATAATAAGATAACTAATCTAGGAGGAGATTATGGATGATGTAGAATTTGGTCAACATGCTAAACTTATTGTCGAAAATAAAGTTTTTGATGAAATGTTTAGCAGAGTTAGACTAAAATATCAAAACATGTGGGCTAGTACAGAGCCACAACAAGGGGATTTACGAGAAAGGTTGTATAATACTATCGTAGGTCTCACTGATGTTAAAAGAGAGATAGAGTCTGTCGCCACTTTAGGTGACAATGTTGCATACAATAAGGAGAAGGAGGATTCCAAGTGACAAATGAAGAAAAACAAGCACTAACTAATGATTTAGAAATTTTTGAGATACAACACAAAAATGTTATGAGAGATATCAGAGCTTCCCGTGGGGGAATAATGGTACGACAGTTAGTAGAACAATTAAATGCTATAGAGATGGTCATGGACCGTGTAAAAGCAAAAATTACAACAGCTAAAGCTCCGGCTAAAGCTAAAAAATAATTAATCTAGGAGGATTAATAAGATGCCAAAAGAAACTACCCAGACGGATGTGAACGAAGGTTTATCTGAAGAAGAAATGTTAGATGCCCTTGCAGGCGATTTTTTTGAAGAAGAAGATCTACCTGAGCAAGAAGCAGATGACACAGAGGAAGCTGTAGAGGAGAGTGACGATGCCGAAGCAGAAGAGACTGAAGAACTAGAGGGAGAGGAGCAGGAAGAAGAGACAGAAGAGTCAGAAGATGATGGTGAAGACCTACCTGAAAATGATTCTGAGGAAGACTCTGAATTAGACTTAGACTACTTAGTACCAGTTAAAATAGATGGTGAAGAGTCTGAAGTTACTATGCAAGAGTTGATCCGTGGTTATCAGACAGCAGCTCACGCCAATAAAAAGTCCATAGATGCAAGTGAACAGTTAAAAGTAGCACAAGCACTAGCACAAGAGTCAACCGCTCTTAAAGAAGAAAATGCTAGACTTCTTAGTACAACAGTAGATGCCGAAGAAAGGCAACTAGCTGCGTATGATAGAAAGATCCAACAGCTAATTGCAGATGACGATATGTACGAATTGCCTAAATGGCAAGAGGCTCGTAGAGTTAAAG